GCCCTCCATGGCCCGAACGAACTGCCCGTTTTCGGCCGTGATCTCGTAGCCGATTTGCTTGTTTGCGTCACCCATGATCGGGCTCCTTTTGCTGGGTTGCGTCCCATGCGCTGGTGTCGAGCGCGAAGGCGGGGCCGCTCACGGTCGGCATGCCGTGCATGAGGGAGGCGAGCTGATGCTCCTGCTCGGCCGTCATGGGCGCGCCGGCCTGCTGCGACGGCTGGTAATCGAGATAGGCGGCGACAAGGTGATGCACTGGCGGGTGCCGCCGCCACTCGTCGTTCAAAGCATCGAGGGTCGGCAGATCCACATGGTCCCGCACGTAATCCCACGTCCACCCGGTATTGGCGCAGACGTGGGCGTAAATGCGGCGCCAGTTCAGGGGCTCGTCACCGCCCCCGCTTTTTTTTCGGCAAGCTCGGCGCGCTTGACCCCGGCGACGTCCATCACCGATTGGATCACCTCGACCATGTTGCCGAGGTCCACCGCCTCGGCAACCTCGGCCCGGGACAGATCGGGATAGTTGCGCTTGAGGGCGGAATGGGTCGCGTCAACAATCGTCTTGATGCTCTCGGGGTCGGTGGCGCCGGCCTGCAACTTGCCGATGCGCTCCTGCAGGACTTCGAGCGCACCAAGGGAAAGCGGCGGGATGATCCAGTCCTCACGGCCCGGGAAGGGAATGCCCTGAATAAGTGCCATGGCCGATTACTCCGAGGTGACGATGGTGCCCACGTTGCCGGCCGCATCCGCGAAGACTGCGATATCCAGACCCGCCTGCGTGAAGTCGTCCTGCTTCGGATCGACGGACAGCTTGGCCGCCACGCAATTGGGAAAGCGCCAGTTCATCTGCTTGCCGCCGAAGCGGACGGACAGATCCATACCGAAGGTGGGCACGTAGCCCATCGGCAGGCTGGTGATGCTGAGGCTCTTGGCGGTAGCGGCCGCGGCGGTGTAGGCGTAGCTGATGAAGACCTGCTTGCCCGTGTCGGCAGCGGCAAAGGTGTATTGCCCGCCCGCCGTGACGCTGTATTGCCCGGCGGCCGGTGCGCTGGCCACGCGCACAAACGGCAGGCCGTTGGCGTCGACGATGCCCAGGTCGCGGGAGAAGGTGCCGGAGCTGGGCGGCACAACGGTGATCTGAAACGGCGTGGCCGGAATCGTGGCGCCGGTGGTGTCGCTCTGCACGCCAGTCAGGGTGCCGGCGGTCATCGACTGGCCGAAGAAGAGGTCGGAGAAGAGGCGGCCGGAGATGCGCGCGAACTTGGCCTTGACGTCGATCTTCATCTTGCCGCCGCCGATGGCGGCCGGCATCTGGAGCTGGCCGTACAGCAGCTTGATGTCGCGGGAGATGTCGATACCGACGTCCTGCACCTCGCCGAACTTGAGCGGGGTGAGGTTGGCGATGGTGTTGCCGCTGGCGTCCTGGGTCTGGTAGGCCCACAGGTCGCCCGAGCCGAAAGCGAATTGAGACATGAGAGGTGTCCTTTAAGCGGGTTGGCTGGCCAGGTCATCGGACCGGGTCAGAAAGGTGATGGCGTAGCGCGCCGAGAGGGTGCCCGCGGTGCGGTCGGCCTCCTGCGCTTCGTAGTCGGCGCTGACGCGCCGCACATCGAGGGCATACACGCGGATGGTCGGGTCCTTCATCATCACGCGGTGGGCCACTTCGGCGACGGTGTCGGCGAGGGCGTCCCAGGGGTCACCGCGCACGAAGATTTCGAGCCGGAGGATCAGCTCGTGGCGGTCGGTGTTCTGACTCATCCGCGAGGTGTGGAGGGATTCCGGCATCACGACAATCGCGGGCGTGACGTCGCGGGTGATGCTGACCTCCCGCGACCGGTACACGTTGTTACCGGCCGGGGTGGTGCCGGTGAGCGCGGCCACGGTCTGGGAGGTGATCTGCTCGCGCAGGGTGGTCATGCTCAGGCCTCAAGGGGGTCCGGTGCAGACGTCTGCGCGGAGTCATCGGCCGGCACATCGGCGCCCTCCTCGACCGGCTCGACCTTGTCACGGTGCAGCAGGGCCATGTCGATATCCAGCGTGATGAGGTCGCCGCCGGCCTTGATGGCGTCGCCGTCGCGAAAGGTGTGGCCGGGCTTGATGCGGTATTGCTTGGGCATGATGGCTCCTAGTAACTGAGGGTGAGGTTCGAGAAGACCCCGTCGTCCTGCTGCAGTACGTCACGCACGACGTAGGGCTTCCCGCCGACGGTGATGGCGGAGCCGGTGGCAATGGCGGACTGGACGACGTCCGCGCTCTTGACGGCCAGGACATACATGGTCGAGATCAGATTGATGCCGCCCATGTTCAGCGTCTCGTCGGGCGTATCGAGCAACCCCATGAAGGAGCGCCCGCCCGACGAACACACCACGCCGAAGTCCTGCAGAAAGACGTCGGGGTTTTCGGCGAGCATGGTTACGCGCCAGTGCTGGGCGCGGCCGGGGCCGGCTGCAGGGCCGCCAGCGCCTTGGCGACGGCGCCGGCAACGGCTTCGGCGAGGGCTGTCTGATCGAGGGCGACGGCCGGTGCCGGCAGGACCACCTGCACCGCACGAGACTCCAGCCAGGCATTGGCGTCCTTGTCGAAGGGCTCCAGCTTGTGGGCGTGCTCCAGCGCCTCCTCGGTGGTGAACTCGACGACCTGGCCAGCGTAGTAGCTGCTGGTCTGCACTTCCTGCACGACCTCGCCGTTGAGGCCGGGGATATCGACCAGGCGGGTGAAGTGGATGGCGAAGCCTTCGCGGACTTTGAAACGCATGATGGAAACTCCTTGAAATGAGGGAGCGCGGGGAGGCCCCCGCGCGGGGTCGGACCGCCGGCTTAGAAGCCCGGGGTCAGGGCATCGGACATGACGGCGAAGGAGGCGCCGTGACGCACGCCCACATCCACGGTCTGGAACATGCGGAGCACGACGTCGCCGCTGGCGAAGCCAGCAGAGTCATACGGATTGACGGCGATCTCGGTGACGCCCCACTCGCCGATGAACAGCTCCTGCCAGTTGCCGTAGATGGCTTCCGAGCAGAGGCTGACGCTGGTGCCCTTCGTGAGGTTGCTGCGCAGCTGTTGGCTCTCGGCGTAGGGCGAACCCTTGACGCGGTCAGGTGAGCCGGCAGTGAGGCCGCCTTGCGGGTCCCACAGGTATTGGCCGGTGGTGGCCTTCTGCGAGCTGAGGTAGCCGATGCTCTTGGAGTTGAGCGCGTAGCCGAGGGCGGCCTGCGGGGCGTTGGCGACCTTGATCGCGTACTTGAGGGCGATCAGGTGATCGAAGGTCAGGTTGGCGCCGTTGGTGCCGCCGACTACCGAGTTCACGCCGGCCTGGTTGGTGATGCCGGTCGGCTGGTTGCCGGCGCCCGAGCCGGACAGCGCGGCGAGGTCGATCGCCAGCGCGCCGACCGAGAGCAGGTCGCGGCGCGCGACCATCTCGATGGCCGGGGTGCTCTGCAGCAGCATGAGGCGGGACAGCTTGGAGAGCGCGCCGACCGTCTTCGGGCGCAGGCTCACCTTGTCGAAGGTGGCCTCGGCTTCGGTGATGGCGCCGGACTCGCCGACCCAGTAGGTGCCGGTGGCGGTGATCTGCCGCGGGATATCGACCTGGCCGACGAGGCCCGGCAGGTAGGTGGCGCCGAGCATGGAGGTGACGGTCTGGTTGCGCAGCACCTCGATGAAGGAATCCGCCAGCAGGTTGACCGCCACCAGGTTGCCGCCCTGGGCGGCGGTGCCGACCTGGTAGATGGCGCGCTGCCCCATCTCCATCGCCGCCCGGCGGTTGGTGGCCAGGAAGGCGCGGCGGTGCTCTTCGGTGGGCGCGAAGGGCAGATCGTTGGGGAAGAAGAAGCCCTTGCCGGTGTGCTCGCGGCCGCTGCGCTTGGCGATGGCCATCGAGACTTCACGCTCGAAGCCGGCACCCTGCCAGTCGCCATTGACGGCGGCACCGACCGCGCGCATCAGGCTGAAGGCGCGCTTCTCCTTGTCGGTCAGGCCGATGTCGTCGGAGAGGCTGCCGAGCGGGGCTTGGCGGCCACGCGACTGGAGGTCGGTGAGGACGATGCCGCGCGCCTCGGCGAGGGTGCGGCCTTCGGTGATCATGGTGTTACGCACGTTGTCGGCCACGCCGTGGGCGCGGCACATAGCGTCGATCTCGGCGATGCGGGCGCGCTCGTCGGTGACGCCATCGGCGCGGGCGCGCTCGCGGTCGTAGGCGGGTTGGTGCGGCGCGGCGGGTGCCGCTGCCGGCGCACCGCCGGAGGATTGGCCTTGACCAGAGCCGTCAGCGGCTTGGTCTTGCAGGGGGAAATGACGACGACGGGGCATGATGTCTCCTTGAGGTGCGGGGTCGGCAGACGCCGGGGTTTGCCGGGACTCCGGCGTAAAAAAACCCGCCGGAGCGGGTTGGTCAGTGGGTGCAGCTGCAGGGCCGGGCGGCGAGGCGCGCGCCCGCGGGACGATCTCGACGGGCCGGCCGGCTTCGTCAGCCGCCCGGCCCAGGCCGACCGAGGCATCGGCCGGGATGGTGACCAGGGAGATCTCGTAGGGCTCCCAGTCGATGGCGGTCAGGGTGTCGGCCTCGCGGTCTTCCACATACTTGAACACCTGGTACATGAACGAGGCGTTGATGAGCACGCCGTCGGCGGCCTGCTGCATGGCCCACTCGCCCCGCTCGTCTTTGCCGAACCGGACTGTGCAGTAGCCCCGCCGGTCGGCGCCGAGACGCACCGACTCGACCACGCCGAGCAGATCGGAGCGGCAGTGGTTGAACAGCAGGTTGAGGGCCTGCTGCCGCGCACCGGTGCGCATGGCGCCGGGCTCGTGGCTGAGGATCTCGGTTCCGAACCACATCTCGACGGGCTCGTCGGACGAGAACGGAAACGTGCAGGTGCGGGCCTCCAGATCCACCAGCCCGGCGCCCGCACTGCGCAGGGTGAGCGCCCGGCACTGCGGCTTGAGGATGTCGCCGGAGGCGAGTCGCGTTGTTGGATTGGGCATCGTCGTGGCCTCAGTTGATCACCAGGAAATCGACTTTCGTCGCGGCGGTGGCTGCCGCGTTGCAGGTGATGGTGAAGGAACCGTCCGCGGGAACGACGCGCCGCACTTCGAACAGCGTCGCATCGACGGACGACACAACCGCCAGCACCGTGCTGGTTGCCGCCACCAGGGTGCTGGTGACGGTGACCGCCGAGGCGCCCGCCGCCACGGCCACCCGGCCGCGCGGGCTACTGTTGGTGACGTTGCCGGGCGTTCCCGAGCTGTCGGTAAAAGTCGCGGCCAGGTTGCTGGTCTTGACTGCGCCCGGAGTCGTTTGGCCGATGGTGGTGGTGTTGATGGTGCCGCCGGTGATGGCGACGGCAGCCGAGTCCTGAATCGAGATGGCTGCGCCGTTGGGCTTGACCAGCTTCGCGCCGGTCATGTCGGACCACAGGGCGGGCGTCTTCAGGGGCTGGGTGTCGGCCGACACCATCTGGGCACGGCCTTCATAGACCCACTGGCGAGCCAGATCGTCGGCAAGGGACAGCGAGGTGCCGGCCGCGTAGAGCGTGCCGAGGTGCGTGATCGACACCAACATTTTTACGGTTAGCGCCATTCAACTTTCTCCTTCTGGTTGGGTTTCGGGTGGTTCGGGCGGCGGCGTGCCGTCGCCCGGATCGGGTTCAGCCCCGGCCGGCTCGCCTTCTGCCTCGCCGGACTTTTCGGCGCCTTCGGGCGGCGGCGTGGGCTGCAGCTGCCCTTTGTCGGTGACCGTGCCCGGGTCGGTGTCGAACACCAACCCGAGCTTCTTCATCAGCTCGAGCTCGCCGGCACGGGCCTTGAAGATCTCTTCGGGGTCCTGCCCGTCCGTGGTCAGGCCGATCACGTCGGAGACGGTCATGAAGCCGCAGCGGACAGCGAGCTTGTAGGCCAGCACCTCTTTGGTCGGATCGATCCACGACCAGCCCCGGGGCTTGAAGCGCACCGCGGCCCGGTACTTGGCCCGGCGGGTGTAATAGTCGGGAATGTCGAGATCGCTCCCCAGGATCGACGCATCGAGCCAGTCCGCATGCACACGTGCCCGGAACGTCCGGATAAACCAGCCCTGAATGACCCGCCACAGGGCACGGTCTTCGAGCTGGGCGGCGCGCTCGCTCGAATAGTTGGCTTGGCTGTAATCCTTGGTCATCGCGCTGTAAGAACAGC